AATACGTTCTGAATAACATCAGCTATCTTAATGAGAACAGGTGCAAATGCTTCAATTGCAGGTGCAGCCATTTCAAGTGCTTTACCAATTCCCATTGCTGCGAGAGTAAAAGCACCCATTCCAACTAGTGTTGCTGGGTTAAAGAAGTATGCGAATCCTAGTGCAACGCCTCTTAATAATCCCTGAAGTCCAGAACCTAGTCCTTTTCCAAGTTTAGCAAATGCTGTACCCAACATTCCGATTCCCCCTGCTAGAGCACCTAGGAATCCTCCTCCTCCTCCACCTTCTTCTTCTTTTTCATTAGGTTTTACACGCGCATTTGGACCTCGGATTGTGTTTTTAGCAATCTCTTTTAGTATGTCGGTTTGTTCTTCTTGGCGTTTTACTGCTTCTTGTTGATCTTCTTCCGATATCGTTTGACTACGTGTATCTTTAATGGAATCCTTTGCAACTTGTGCAGCCATGTCGTGTTTAGAATACTGTTGGCCAAGATCTGCTTTTCTATCTAATAGCGCTTTACCTGCTTCAGTATTAGCCATCTGCTCTTCATTAAGACCAGTCTTACGTTTAAAGATCTCTATTTCGTTATCAGTCTTTTGTATATCTTTAGAAACACGAGCTGCTTCTTTATAGTCTGCTTGTAGTTCTTTCTTAGACTTACTAGAACCAAGCATACGTTGGCGATCAACGAAATCATCTCGTGCAGCGCGCTTGCTTACACCAAGTAGTCTATCCATCATACTGCCAGATTTAACTAGTCTAGTTGATAATAGCGCACGACTTACTGTGCTGAAGTTCTGACGCATGTTAGCTTTGAATTCTTGGAATCCTTCGCCAAAACTCTTAAATGTTTTTATGGTAGATGAAACAGCGAGTGCTGCTTCAGTCTGAGCCTTTAAAAGTTGTTTTTGTATTTTTAGAGATTCTTCAAGAGTTTCATTTACCTTTTCGGTTTCTTTCTCTTGCTTTTGTGTTTCTTTCTGAATACTAAGTTCTTCTAAAGTTTGAATTCTTTGAGTGAGAAGAGAATCCGAGGCAGTTTCTAGAGATTGCGCCAACGAATCGCGCATAGATTGCAGGTGTTCATTTGAAAGCTTTTGCAGTTCTATTAGTGCGCGAAACTCACTCGTGTTGTTAGTTGAATTGACAACAGTGGAGGTACTAACACTTACATTAACTGGCGCTGGTCTAGATTTTCTTTTTGCCATTATCCTGCTCTCTTAGATTCTAATCTTTGTTTTTCTTCTTCCAAATATTGTATAAGCATTGCCACGTAAATTTCACGTTCAAAGGGAAGCATTTCCTCAATTTCCCTCAGACTATACTTATGGTACTGCATAAGAGCAAAATTCATTTTATAGAAGTTATGCAGACTTTCATGATATAAGCATATTAGAAAAAAGAGTCGAGTCCTCTTATGTATTTTTCGTGATTCTTACTACATACTGGACACGTATATTTTACTCTTTCCTCAAGCTTTGGCATAGTATCGAAGAATTGTTGTATCTTCACAAATTGTTCTTGTGTAAGATTGTTAATAAATTCACGTACTTCGTCAGGCTTTTGATCTTTAGCATAAAACATTTCTTCCGAATTATAAACAGCATCAACACAAGAACATACTATATCAAATACAGTATCAATATCTGCTGTTTCAAGCTTTTCCATCTTGCTTAAAATATCAAGTGATGGATATTTCATTACTACACCTACATCATCAAATAGCGGTATAGTCTTATTATGTTCTTTGGGAATATCTACTTTAACTTTTGTTAAGTCAATAGTATACATCACCGATGCTTTTTCATCAGTACACGTATCACACTTTAAAATCAAGTCTACATTTTCTCCGACTGATTTAGCACGAAGTTGTGTGAAGATATATTCAATATCGAATAATGCAAGTTCATCAACTTTGACTTTATCTTTAATACAAGCTGTGATAACATTTTTAAGTGTTTCAATCATTGTATCAGAATCTTCGCTTTGCTGAGCTATCAACAAAGCTTTTTCTTCTTTTACTAAAAATGGTCTAAACATTACACTCTTCGATAGCGAAGGGATAGTTAGTTTATAAACCGGCGTATTTGCTATTGGTAAAGACATATTATTTTCCTTTTCTCAAATCATTAAGCATTTTACTAAGTTCGCTTGTACTTCCAACAAATATAGCATTGTTATTTGTGACAGATGCTTCTTTCTTAGTCGGAGCATCAATCGATTGTTTTCTTTTATGTAAATCTAGTAATTGTGTATTTACATCTGACAGGTGTTTTACTAATCCTCCTACAACTTCAAAAGCACGAGGGTGTTCACTTTGCTTTGCTACCTCAAGAGCGTGATAGAGTGCAGTCTGACCTTGTTGTAATATAGAATGTAAGTTACTACGTGTCGTTTCAAAATCATTCTCTAGATCTTTGTTTATTGGTGTAGTTTGAACAGCAGGTAATACTTCTTGCTTTTCAACAGGTGCTACATCAAAAACTTGACTCAATTTATCATCAATATTCATAAATTATCCATAAAAATCTGATAGGTCAGAACTAATTCCTGTTCCTGTTTCCTGTCCTTGTCTTTCTAATGCTCTCGTTACAGCTATGCGATCGTTTACACTTTCTTGAAATTGTTGGAAGTTATCGTAATACAAGTCTGGTACATTTACCGCATTTGTAAAGCTTCCTTTTAAATAGTTACCTAACTGCTGAGATAATTTATAAGGATCTGGTAAGTCTAATCCAAATAGTTTCTTAGGACTTGAATCATTGTCCGGAGATACAAGCTGATTATTAATATGATACTTATAGTTGAATGTAACCTGAAGTTTCATTACATCTTTTGAATTATGATCCAACTGTACTGCGCTTATCGTCTTAGGATATGCTTCTCTTAATACGGCAATATATGTATCGTTATCTTTAGTGTCTTGAGTGATGATACTAATATCTCTTACATACGAATCATAGAAACCAGCAATACGACTATATGGATTTATGATTTGATCTGTCCAGTTATCAAAATAACTCTTAACTTGCATTTGGCGATCTACTAAAAACGTTAGCTGAACGCTTTAAAAATTTCTATCATATACAACTTCACGCTGTTCACCATATGTTCTTACAGGCTGGGATGCAAATGACAAACTTGGTAGAAGTGCTTGTTCACAAAATAGTTCCACTAAATTTGCGTTAGAACTAGTAGGACTAGAAATAGAAACCGTAAAACGATTTTGTCGAGCAAGACTACTTCTTTTTATGTTAGAAATAAATTCATTTAATGAGCGCGCTGTCATTACATTCCTCCAGTGTTTTTCCACACTTCTGTGACTGATGCCTTATGGAAGCTTTCCACCGGCATCATTAATGCTGTGGTCCAATCCGTTGGCGTTATTATTTTTAGTTGTGTCATAAGATGATCTGACAGATAACTCTTTACACATGGTTCTACGAGCTTATGTTTAGAGATTCCCTGCAGAAGACCCCATGATAATTTTAGACGAGTTGTCTCATCTAAACCTTTAGTTGTTTTGAATTTTAGAAGATTGTCTAAGAGAACTACTCTAAAACGATAAGATAAATAATGAAGATTGAGACCCATAAATCCATTTTCAGTTTTTCTAAATGGAAAGACTAAAGGAAACGAATCATAATACGGAAGTTTGTCTTTTGTCTTGGGATCATAGAAAAACATGTATAAGTTACCCGCTTTTATCGTAGAAGCGTACGCACCAGAATGCTGATACATGCGCGTAGGTTTAATGCCCTCTTTTCTCAAAAGAGTAGCCTGTTGTCTAAACCATGTTCTAGACTTTGTAACTATCGAAGGATCATATTTGTGTTTTTCAAACACATCGAGCATGCTTGTCATTTTATTCCTAAATGGTTTTCTGTTAAAACTATAAATTCCCAGCCTCGATCTTTTGCATAATTATTAGCTGCCTTCCATTTTGCCTCGTTTACTCCCCAAACCATAACTTCTTGTAGAAATCTTTTAGTTTTACGAGAAGGAGGTATTGGAGGACGAGTCTGTGAATCAGGCTTAATTTCAACCAAATACGTTTTTACGCTTCCATCAGTTTTTCTTATTTGTATCTTAAAATCAATAAAATATCTATGTGCTTTATTATCAATCGGAGAAACATACGGGACTATCGTTTCTTCAGAACTCCACTTCAAAACAGAAGGATTTTTATCACACCAGATCGCAAACTTAGTTTCCCAACTCGATCTCATAACTATATTGGTATGATCTCCAGTGTATTTGTCTGGATTGACAGGTTTGTACTTTCTCTTGTGAAACATAGATAAATAATTATAGCACACTATTAACTATTTATAGGAACTTTCATGGCGACACAATCCCTCAAAGCCGTTCCAGTAACCACATATAAACCAAAACAATTCGATCGAAACAAGTATGTTGTCGAGGGTTTGCAGTATCCATCAGATTTGATGGGATTAACAAGTGATCCACAGACAGGTTATTCACAATCCAACTATGGATCTAACTGCGTTGTATTCTACATAAACGTAAATGAAGAATCTCGAATGATAAAGAATAAGACAACTGACACTGTAGATATTGGAGACAATGAAAGAGTCGCTAAACAACTGGCCGGAAAGAATTATACTCAAGAGCAAACAGTTCTTGCGCAGGCCGCCGTTGGTGGAGGATTGGGAACACTTCTAGGATCTTCTGGAAGTGGAGGTCTCAAAGGTGCTTTATTAGCTGGAGCAGGAGCTGCAGCGGTTGCAACCAACACAGAAAGTTCTACATTCTCTCGTCCTCAGAAGAGATTAAAGACTGCGATTGCTCTTCATGTTCCTAATCAACTATCAGTTAGATACGGTGCAGGTTGGTCGGAAGAAGAAACATTTGCAATGCAAGCTTTGATTGATGGGGGAAAAGAAGCTGGACGCGCTTTGGAAGAAGCCGGAAAAGCTCTTGCTAGCGGTAAAGGAAAAGAGTCAGTTAACTCTATCATAGGAGGCGTTAAGAATTTATCTCCTATAGTTGCCGCAGCAACGCTTAAAGGACCTAATGGCGGTGCAATGTCAGCAATGACCGGATTGGCTCCTAACCCAATGAAAGAACAGGTGTTTAAAGGAGTTGATTTTCGTACATTCACTATGGAGTATCAGTTTGCTCCACGCAGTTTAGAAGAATCAAACAACGTAAACAATATTATTCAAACGTTTAAATATCATATGCATCCAGAATATAAAGATGCAAACAACTTCTTGTTTCTATATCCTTCTGAGTTTGATATTGAATACCATCACAATGGTCAAGAAAACTTAAACATCCATCGTCATACCTCGTGTGTACTTACTGAACTTAACATCAACTATACACCTAATGGTAACTTTTCAACGTTCATTGGAGGTCGTCCTACACAGATTAATGTGTCTATGACATTCAAAGAACTTACTGTTCTTACAAAAGAACTTATTGCACAGGGTCTATAATGTACTTTGCAAACTTTCCAAAAATAGTATACGATTTCGATTTATCGAAAGGTACTGACTATAGAGTAGTCACCGATATAACACGTAACGTAAGAGTTCGCAAACAGATTCTTGAAAACATTACTCTTTACGATTATTACGATATTGCTGAAGGTGAAACCCCTGAAATTATTTCAGAAAAAATATATGGCACTCCATATTATCACTGGGTTATTATGCTCGTGAATCAGCGATATGATTATGTTAATGATTTTCCATTATCACAATTAGAACTTGATTCTTATATTGATAACAAATACGGTAACAAAAAATACCACGTTCATGACTACAGTGTAGATGGTTTTATAAAAGAAGGAATAAACACGCTAGTTCTTAGAGATTCCGCAATTGATGGCGGCGGAATTGGAGAAATGGCTGTAGGTAAAGTTCTTACGAGCGTTACAAATGGATATGAAGCACGCATT